GCCTGAGTAAGTTCTCAGCGTGTACGTTGTCCCTGCAACTAGATTTCTATAACTATCACTAGATCCCCATTGGGATGAATTGACACTGCTGTAATAAGTAAAGGTATTCACATTAAATGTGAGGGTAGAGCCCCCGCTTGGTGTCAGCGTGAAAGAGGTTATGCTGCTGTTATCAAACTCCCCAGAAAACCGAATGATGGTAAAACTAAAGTAGTCATACACCAGATCAACCAGCGGAGAGTTTCCCACCGCGTCAGTAGTAGTCGGCGAGCAAGTGCCAATATTGGATGCTCGGTTGAACTGCGGAATGCTGTTAAAGTTTTGCACAACGACCGTGAGAGGGCTGCTAGACATTTCTTGTCACTTCCACCATCTCAATGGCTTTCTGCATGTCTTGTTCCAAGGTGGTTTTTAGCTTGGTCTCTATGTAGACCTCGCCGCCATCGTCATAGACATGCGTGAAGCAGATCCAGTCATCCCGCATAGTATAATCAGTCATCAGTCCAGACCGCCGCGCAAATGTCTTGGACTATCTGGGGCTGACCAGAAACATCCGTGGGATTGCCTTCGCTATCGTACCGATTTAGATGAGTGACATGATTAGACACTGCTGGCAATTCGGCATCATCTGCATCGTCAAAGGTGATTTCCATAACGACCATCAATCTGGGATTGCCTTCGTTAGTCGTAGGCTCTGCTGTTGGGTCTGATGCAGGATAGGTCTCGCATCGCTGTAGCACTTCAGTTTTAGTTATGGTCATTTTTTAACTCCTTGATTTGATTTTTTAACTCATCTATCTCTTTTGATAAATCCTTGATAGCCTCAATTGCCAAGCCCATCATTTGCCCGTACCGAACCGCTAGGAAAGAACTGTCTTCCTCCTCGCTCCTGCCGACCTCTGATGTTTCATATATAACCTCTGGCAAGACCCTTTGCACTTGTTGAGCTATCACGCCAGTTGACCTTGAGCCGTCCTTTTTATATGTAAAGGTCACGCCGGTCAGAGACTTAATTTTCTCAAGAGCATCAGGGATTGTTTCTATGTTTTCTTTAAGTCTTATGTCGGAAGCAGACCCATAGGCGGTTATATTTCCTTCTGCTGTTATATTCCCGTTCGCTAACAGTTCAATGCTGTAGTTGCTGGCTACGCCGTTGTCGTCTGTTGAACTGCTGTTTCCTACATAAAAAGGGTTGTATCCAGAGCTTGTTAAATCTTGTCCGACATAGAGCCTAGTCGCTTGACCAGAAGACCTTACGTCAAAGATAGAACCGTTACCGCTAGGATTGGATGATGTGCGTAATGTTATTCCAGCGCCAGAATCATTTGATCCGTTAGAGTTGCTTTCAAAGTAGACATCGCCCCTGCCGTTGTTAAAGGTAGTTGTGCCGCCTGTGGAACTGTTACCAGTGATTTTATTTATGTTAGTTAGGTTTCTACTAACGTCCAGCACTGTGGTGCCGTTTACTTGGTAACCTCCAACCGCATTAAGAACCCCAGAGCTATTAAGCTCCATCTTTTGTGAGCCAGTTACCTCCCATCGGAAATTATCGGTAGTGTGAGATCGTAAGGTGCTACTGCTCGTAATGCCCCTTACATAGATACCTGCGTTACCAGTGCCTTGATTGTTGAGGTAAACAAAGCCATCAGCCCGATTTAAAGAGACGTTCCCTGTGCTTGTAATAGCCCCACTAGAGATTGTGCTGTTAAATGCGGCGGCATATTGAACGTAGAAAGTACCATCAGCCTTTATTAACATGGCTTGATCGGAAGTGTTTTTTCTTATTTCAAAGGCAGATTGACTGGCAGAGTTAGAAGCCGTTATTGCTAAAAGCCCGAAGCCTGAAGCATGAGAGTTTTCAAATCTACCTGCCCAATCACCAGATACAGCATCATCAACATCTAACAAAGCGTTGCCGCCAGCGCCTCCGTTAAGCAGTATTCTCCCAGCGACATCTATATTGGCAGAAAGAAAAAGGTTTTTGAAAGGCAAGGAAGAGGTACCAAAGCTCACGTTATTGTTATAAGTTGAGCCATTCTCTGTGACAGGCACTATCCGGTTATTGTCCTTGTCAAGCTGTAGCCCTAAGCCATCAGTCGTGGCAATGTAAATCCTATCAGTAGAAACACTACCGATTTTTCCGTAGTCACCGATATCTAAGGTTTTGCCATTCTCTAATCTTGCGGCAGATTCTATTAAAGTAAAAACAGAGGTAGTTTGAACCGCTACCCCTGCAGATACGTTGCTCAAAAGCTCAAAATACATTGCCGCGCCGCTTGAGGAGTCTGTATTAACCTCTATCCGAGCAGCATTACCATCTTGTTCAGGGACTCCATTTTCGTGATTCCATGTGACGTTGGCATTTCCGTAGCCATCGTTTATTGTTAAAGCAACCCCGCCAGACCCGTCTCCTGATTGAATGTTTTGGGTCGTCTTAATGACGCCCGTTGACGTAATAGTGCCGATGTTGCTAAAATTGCGCGAGGCATCCATAAACCGTGTGGAGCCATTTTTTAAGATAACTCCTGCGTTGCTGAGACCCCTAAATATAATTTCCCCATCTTCGGATAGTAGATATAAATTTTCTGTAGTGTGAATTTCATTTGGATCAAACGCTAAAGTGTTAGTGCCATCTGTTATCTTTAGGTATCCGTTTGCTACTGTTGCGCCACCGATACTGCCTGACGATGTAATCGTTGTGACTCCACTAGAGATAGTGCCAACGGTCAGATTGCGGTTTGCATCTGCCATTCTCGTTCCGTTCACCCAATAACCAAACGGCGCGTCTACACCAGTGTCATCGTAGATCTTGAAATGCACATTGTTGGTATCTTCTGGCTCGTAGAAATGTAATTCTTCGCCAACAAGTTTAATCGCCATATCAACAGCAGGGTCAGTGGCAGTGCTGCTGTTGAAGTTTAGTGATGGCGATGATGTGGTTGTGCTCGTTAGTGTTATATCACCCGCGCTTGTTATTCCATCAGTAGAGATGCTTGCTGCGTTAATGTTTTGGTTAGAATCTATGACCGATATGCCGCTTAGTTCAAAGCTGGCTCCAGATATAGTGCCTGCTGTAATATTTCGGCTGGTATCAATGACAACCGTGGTACCCATTTTCAGCGAGCCAGTAGCAATACGAACATTAGTTTTTGGTTCAAGAATAATGTCTGACTGAGCGTCAGATATCGCCGAAGCATCTAAGTCAAGATAACCGCCATAAGTGCCTGCTGCGTTTGTACTAATAATAAGGTCTGAATCAGCGGTAACGTCTGCTGTACAACCAATCCCTATTGCATAACCGGCAGTGTTGGAGAAGATAATTTTTCCTTCCGCCCCACCGCCGCCAGCGTTGTCAGAGTCGCTCAAATTTAGCAAAGGAGACTGTTCTAAAATGGTAATGTCTTTGAAGGTCGCTGCATAATTAACAAAGAAAGTACCATCAGCTTTTACCAGCATGGCCTGATCGGAAGTATTTTTTCTTACTTCAAACGCCGTTTGATTAACAGAATTGGAAGCTGTTATGCCTAAAATCCCATAACCCGATGCATGAGTATTTTCAAACCTACCTGCCCAATTACCGTCAGAGTCGCCATCTGCTGAAATTATTACGGTTGAGTTGTTGGTGCCAGCAGACGCTAAAATTGTAGTTCCAGATAAAGATCCTGTTAGCGTTCCCCCAGAAAGCGGCAAGTATGTGCTACTGGCAGACGCGGTAGTGAGCATTTGCGCCCAAGCATAAAAAGTCCCGTTATCTGCGCGACGAATGTATAACTTCCCATTTGTAGAAGATCCCCAAGCAATTTGAATTTTCTGATTAGGGTCGGTCATTTGATGCATGACCATGTAACTCGTTGGTGCGTTGGTCGGTACGCTAGATCCCCACTTGTAAAAGCCATCATTCAAAGTATCAAGATCGTCAGAACTTGTTAAAGTTTGACCGTCAATCTCTACATCAGGGACTCTTATTTTGTGGCTAAATAGAAAAGAATCGCTTGCAGTCTTCCATAGGAGGCTTGCGTCTGTCGTACTATTCACGGCGTCTTGGATAGTGATTCCACTATTATTCGCGGTGCTGGATGAATCACCCGTGGAATAGTTCAGGGTAATGTTGTTGTCTTTAACCGTTAGGTTGTCAGTATTGACGGTCGTTGTTGTCCCGCTCACCGTTAAATTAGAAACCGTCAAGGTGTCGTTGGAATCATTGAACGTGAAGCCTGATGACCCACCTAAAGCTCCGTTGTTGTTAAACTGAACCTGAGTGTTGGATCCCGCTGGCCCTGTTACTGCTCCTGCGTTTACTGTAACGCCGTTGATAGAAAGCGTTCCGTCAACGTCAACATCGCTATTGAAGTTTACATCGCCAGCAAACCTTAAAACGTCACCAGCATTAGGGACGTAGATTTGAAAATCTGGCGTTCCTGATAGGGTGGATATTCCATTATGGAACTCTATAGCAGATAGTTTCCTAATGGATCCGCCGTCTTCGTCAAAGCCCACAAATTTAAGAGTTGCAGTATCACCGACCTGAGCGGGGTTCTGTATACCAGCCCCAATTATTATCTCGCCTCCAGATATATTAGTTTGTCCGTCTAGCCCTATATATCTGGTGGCATTATCCCAGGCTTGCCCACCCAACGCTATCGCAGAGCCATAATTCTCATGCTCATAAAGCGTTCCGCCAGGAATAGAGACAACCCTAGTTTCGGTTGTAGAAGGGCTGCCTGTTGACGGATACGGCGTGTAAGATCCGTTTGTTATAGTAGCGACAACCTTTATAAACTTAGCTCCATTAGGCCAATCTACCGTAGGAGACGAGGAGTCAACTCGCCAATTTAAATAATACTCATCGTCAACCGCATTATTAGGAGTGAACAATGTTGAGTAGTAGTCATCTTCTTGGTATTCCCTATATTCTTCCCTTGTTAATAGTTTAGTTTCCCAATTGCCGCCACCAAGATCAAACTGCCTTACTACAATCGTATTATCCGACATGGACGGCTGGCCTGATCCAAGCGTTGAGCTTGTAAAAGTCCGAGACCTCCATGATGTCCACGCTCCTGGCGTACCAGAGTATGAAGCCGTTGCATAAAACAGCTCTAATTTAACGGTGCTGACTATTGCGTTTCTTGAATTGGTTTGCCCTGAAATGCTGCCTGACGTTAACGCCCCTAGGCTGTAGCTAACGACGAAGCTAGGTTGTATTACATCTATGTCGCTATCAAAGTAGAAATAATCTGAATTAGACCCAAGACTTCTAGCGGCGCTTACTACTCCAGGTGGCAACCTGCTAAGTGAGGAATAGACTTGCTCTTTGGCAGTAGTAAAGCTAACAAGATTGGCCTGTACGTTGAGATTATCACCGTCCCAGGTCAGAACTTTGCTTGATGCGTTCCCGACCGAAAACTTATAAGCGTCGGTGTCATACCCAAGGAAAAACCCAGCTCCAGTATTGAACGAGGACATTGTGCCGCCGTACATCTTCCCGTCTGAATTGACGCTTACTGATCCTGCGAAGGTTCCAGAAGTTGCTGTGATACCCCCGACTACTGAGAGAGCCGTCGCGTCGAATGAAATGTTGTTTGTCGCATTCCCTACTACAAACTTCCCGCCAGTAAGGTCAAAGAAAGACCCTGACTCCGTGCCGCTCGGAGCTTCGTTGGCATCAGGGACCGTTCCCCCTTTGAGTGTGCCGCCTGTAATTGTTCCCAGGTTAGCATTAATAGCTCCAAGATCATCAACACTAATAGCGGCCGCGGTTATAGTGTCATCTATAATCAGATCGCCAGCGAAGAACCCAGATATTGTGCCGAATGTGCTGCCGTCGTATTGATAGGCGGCTTGCTTGTTTGGACTAGAAGTTGTGTTGGTGACAACGACAATATCGCCGTCTGTCGGCGCTCTACCAAAGGCTGTATTAAACGCAGCAGCATTTGCCGGCGCATCCACGTTATCGTCTGCACTTGTCCTGGTAAACCTGAAGAACCCGTTAGAGTTAAGCAGATCACCTACAGCGTATGCCTGGGCTTGACCGTCGTATACGTTAGTTCCAAGCGTTGCTCCTACCGTTGCGTTGTTAGACGGCCTCAAGCTGTTAGAGTCATCGACATCAATCCACTCAACAGAATCAGCAACCTGGTCCGTGGTAGTGACGGTCTCTGGCCCTTCTACAGCACTTACTGCTGACTCATCTGTCGCTATACCTGTACCAGATGAAGATGTCCCGCTTGCGGTAGCCAGGAAGGTGTCACCATTGTTAACCGGCGCCGTAGCGCCCAGCGTGGTCCAGCTCGTCGTTCCTAAACTTCGGATCCTGTAGGTCTGCCCGATAACGATATCCGTGGCAGCAACCTCGTTGTCATACAGAGAAGCTCTAACCCAGTAATATTTTGTCAGGGCGGCGCTAGGCAAAGAAAAGGTTATAGCGTCATTCTTAGTTCTTAGCAGTATCGACGAATCGCTAAAGTTACTAGTGCTGCTCTGATAAACGATAATATCGTTAAAGGTAGTATTAGGAACCGGGTTATCCCAGGTCAACCGCACGAAATGCCCATCAACCACTGAGCCCAAGTTTGTTGGCGCAGGGACCCCTGAGAATCCATCTGTGATAGATCCGTCAGACGCAATGCTCGAGTAATTTGCCGCAGGCATGTCTGTATAGTTTGCCTGGGTGTCTTTTAGCATGGTGAGCGTGACTGCGCCTTCTGCCGAGAAGTTAAATCCCAGGATGACAAAAGGTGTTTGGTTAAAGCTTATTGAGTCTTGATCAGACCCAGCAAACTTATCAAGCGTGATCTTTACCCGGTCTCCAACTGTGTAACGTAAAGCTTTTAAATTGCAGGGGAACTCGATTAACAATTGGTCGTTAGACCTGTTAATCATTTGATAGGTCAACCGCTGACACATGTACACGTCATTGGTCATAGGAAGCTCTACTTCCTTATAGAGGACCTCTCCTGCGTCCCTGGTCGCTATGTCTGTCAACTGCACTTCTGGGAATGCGACCTTCTTGTGCAGATCTTGTGGGTTAAAGTGAGTACCCTTGATCGTGTTAAATCTGTCATCCCTGGTATTGGCCACGCTGATATTAATAGGGCCATTCAAATCGTCATCAGTAAGGATTGCGTCTGACTCGGGCTCTATATACTGACCGGCCTGCATTACATACTTGCCGCTAGAGTAGACAAGCGATCCATTCATCGAGCTCAGGATCTTGTTTATGTTCTGAGCGTGACTATCGGTTCCGTACAGGACACCGTTACATGTAAATCTCTTCTGAGTCTGCGAGCCCGGGATAGAAACAAGTGCATCTGCATAATCCGCAGAAGAGTGAACGGCAGCCCAATCAATTGCAGAAGACGGAACACCCATTCCAAACTGATCGTCGGCTATGTAGTTAGCCAAGCACAGAGCTGGATTGTCTGACCATTGCCAGGTAGTGCTATCTGACAGCCTCTGCGTAGAAACCCCCAAACTTGAATCATACTCAGGCGACGTGCTGTCTTTGCGTGGGTCGTAAATGGCCATGCCCTTCACCAGGGCCTTTATGTCTTGCGGGTTGTACTTGTTCCAGATCTCTGCGATCTTTTCGTTATCAGGGAATGAGAACTTAGTGGCAATGTAGGTAAGACCTTGACCTTTATGATCGCCAGTCCATTTGAAGAACTCATTGACCACAGGCATGCTAGCCGCTGTTTGACCGCCAGTGTACTTGTAGACAGTGACCAAAGTCGTTGAGTCTATCGGCTTAAAGATAGTGGTAGTGCCGTTTACAGCGCCACCCAGAGCGTTGCCGCTGTTTATATCAGCGTTAGGGATGATTATATTGTCTAAGTATATGTCTGTGATTGCTTCTGACTTATCACCCGTCAAAGCAATTACATGCCATAAGTCTTGGTTGCCCGTGCCGCCAACGCCCATAAACGCTACAGGACCTGATATCAACGACTCACCGTAAACTCGCTTAACTGGAGCAGTTGTCGATCTTACGGTTTTTTGCCTAGCATAATTCGAGTCTGGCCTAGGAAGTGACATTTCCATAAGCTTTGACATACCAACCACGCCAGCAGTTATCGCTAGCGCGCCGGTGACGAAAAATGTCGTTCCGCTAATGCCAAAAACTACTTCTATAATTGGCAGGGCAGTCATAACCAGATTGCCCACGAACATTATTGCTGTAATTATTGCATTCGGCATTTATTCCATCCGCATATTAGGTTTTCTTTATCTATTTGGATGATACCGTTCTTACAAAGGCACAGTATCTTGTCACCAAGCTTTATGCCCATCAAATCACCCGTAGACATTGTTACTAGGCATGGATCTCCGTCGCTTAACGTCTTGCTTGGAGGCCCTAAAACACTCGACACCGTATGTTTCAGGCTCCCATTGCCTTCTATTATTTTATAGGCTGCAGCCTCGTCTTGATAGTTAAAAGACTCTAAATAATCTACGCCGGTTAATTCTTTTACCACAAATCCTGCCCACTGGCAGCAATCAGCATCGCCGTAGTCAAACCGTCTTTTCTTCCACTTGTTGGCAGCTCTTAATACGTCTAATTTCGAGGCCATATTAATGCCTATAGTTTCCTGGTCCCCTCGGCTGGGAAAGGTCTATATCGCCCGACGTTATCGTGCTGCCTTTGCCTTTCCAGTTGACCTTTACCCCTTCTACAAACGCCAGAAGGTTAAAGAACTTATCTCCGCTGTATCTGGATTGCTGCCAGGTATTAGTGAACATTAGATTTCGGCTTCTTTGCAGTAGGGACAATTGCGACTCGCAAGTCATGGTTATCATGTCGCCCTGGTCTGACCCAACGCTTACAGCCATCTGGTCCATATGACCAGCCCATAACGCCACAGGATTCTGCGTATTTGCTGGATTTGGCTCCTGAACGAATTCATCGTCCTCAGTTAACACTCCGAGATATATTGTCACCGGGCGCATGTAGTAGTTTTCTTCTAGCGCCTGCTCTGCAAGCGTAGCGTCAAGCAAAGACAAAGTCAGCGTTATAGAATAAGGAGAAACGTCTGTACCTTCCTCTACTGCAGATATTGTCGCCAGGTCACCTAAGCCCTGCCACGTCTGGCCATCAAAAGTATATTCTCCAATTCCGTTATGCACATATAACGTCTGACTAGAAAACTCTAGCTTGGCGAATGACAGCAGCCTTACGTGCCCTGCAGCAAGCGCATCTGCTACGGCTGGTGAGAACCCTCTACTCATGCTAAAACGTCCTCCATAGCTTCTATAGTGATGCTACTAATACCTCCGACATCATTGCTCCATGACGGATTGTTTCCCAGAATAAATACACCTAGAACCGGGGGTACAACATCAGCGTTTGTGAACGGCGCGCTCGCAGCTGTCGTGTTCCTAAGCGGTGGCGCTATATTTACCGTTACATTGCCGCTGGAGTCAGTGTTGTAGCTATCTGTCTCTGTCAAAGATCCAGCATCCCAGTCGCTGACAACCATATGAAGCTCATTACCGATCCTGATATAGTCACCTGATTTCATATAGCCTTGTGCGCTACCAGGGCCGCCTGTCAATGACACTTCTGTGCCTGACTGACTTGCTGCAGCGACCAAAGTAGAATCGGCTCCTGCGCCTCGTCTAGAGTAAGCAAAGTCTCTCAATAACATCCTATGTTCTTGGCCGTTAAGACGGCTCAGAAACGCTTGCAGAGTCGCCTTTGTAACGCCTGATACATTGTTGTACTGCATCGTACACTTCCACAGAGAGCCCTTACGGGACGCTGTCTGTACAGCATTAGTCAAAGGAGACCGGAACACCCTGGTGTTGGTGACTAGCTCCCAGGTGCTAGATGTCGGGTTTATGTTAGGGAATATAAACTGGGTCATACTAGCCTTCCTCTACCAGCCAGGTCCCTGACCGTTTGTATGGTTGTTCTGCTCGTTTTCTCCATAGCCGTGCGGATCTTCTGGTCTACTTCTGGGCCTGCGCCGGTAGCGTCTACATTGTTTATGATTGTAATCCCTGAGCCGCCACCGTTATGCATGTCAGTGATTTTTTCATTGGGATGTAGCATCGCCATAAAACCGCCCTTTCCGTCCATGCCTCCCGATCTAGCGCCGCGGCCGGTAAAACCACCTCCTTCAAATGACGCGACTGTCTGAGCCATAATCATAGCGGCACTCGCGTAACCCATGCCTCTGATGAATTTAGAGAACGCAATATTTCCAGGTGGCGGTAAGAACGCCAGCGCGTTAGCCGCAGCAACCTCTGCCGAAACAATTGCCTGGCTTGCTGCATACGCTTTATATGCGACAAACGCTGCCTTTTGAATAGCCGTTCCTTCCTTGAAGCCAGAAGCCATTAGTTGGAGGCCGTTCTGTATAACCGCGTGACCGGCTTCTGCTATCTTCTGTTTCTTTTCCTGCTCTTCTTCAGCGATTCTCATTCTCTGTAGTGCAGAATCTCGCTCAATCATAGTAATCATGTCTTCGCGGGTACGCGTGGCATCGAAGAATGACTCGTCTAATCCTTTAACAAAGCCTAATCTTTGAGACTCTTGCTGAGATATGAGCTCAAGTTCGGACAAGAACCCTGTACGCATGCTCTCTAGTTTCTTCTCTGTTTTTAGCCTTTCTTTATCTGGCCCGGGCCCGTCTATTTCGAGCCCAACCTGGCGCAGCATTTCCTCCTCCCTCTTCATGCGCGCTCTTTCAGCTGATTTAGCGTCTTTTTGAGCCTGAATCGCGTCCTTGCCTTTTTGATCTGCAGTCTCTTGCAAACGCAATCTGCGAACCAAGGCAGCTGCTAAATCCTTTTCTGCTTGAGTGAGCCCCTCCATGTTTTGCAGCTGTATGCCAAGCATTTGTCCGGGCGTTAACCCTTCTGCTTTTTGCACGCTTCTTGTAAGCCTCTCGATAAAGCTATCGAAGCTGGAAGTCATATCGTCCGTAGCTGCTTTTACTGCAGGAGCTCCTGCCTGACTGAAATCTTTAAGTTCTTGCTGAAGAGTGCTCATTTCTACATGGGCGCTCTGGAACCTGTCAGTAAGATCTCTGAACCCCTCGTCAACTCCCCCTGCTTCCCTTTGAGACTTTTGCAACTCGTTTAACATCCCCATCACGGCTTCTCTGCCGCTATGAGTGGTCATATCTAAAGATTTCAGGCTTTCACTTAGCCTGTCGTAATCGTCTTTTTGCAACCCGAGAAGTTGATGGGCCTCAATAACAGTACCGCTGTATGCAACCCCAGCTGTACTAATATCACCAAAGCTCTTTACAGTGTTAGATAACTCTTCTCGTAGCTCAGAAAATCGAGATGTTGCTTCATCTACCGCCCTCATACGCATGTTTTCAGCTGCTGCCGCAGAAACCACCATAACTTGAGCAAGAGCACCAGCATACTCAACGGCGCCGGTCTTGGCGTCTCTTTTCATGAGCCTGGATAGGTCTTTAACCTGCTCATGCAGCTCATCTACTTCTTTCCCGCTTTCCATAAGCTTAGGAATTAGCGCACCCGCCAATGCGCCAGCAACGGCACCAACAGCACCGATTATGGCGCCCGTAGGACCGAATAGAGATGCTACCTGGGCCCCCTGTTGGGTTAGGACCATGAGCGGATTCTGGCCCATCTGTAGCTGGACTGCGACATCCTGTACCTGATGACCAAGCTGACCGAATCCGCCACGCATCATACGCAGAGAGCCGTTTAGCTTTTCGCTCTCTTGCTTAGTTCTTTTGATGTTGTTTTGGACGCTTTTAAACGCCGAACCTGTATTGTCCGTCGCTGTAGCTGTAAAGACGTTTACGTTACCTGACATTTTTGGTAGCTTCCTTTAACTTGTCTGCCTTTAGTTTAAGGAACGTAAACCAAGTTTGAAACTCCGACACCGTCATTCGCAATACTACGTCTAACGGTTGGCCAAGGTGGTCTGCCAGTTCGTACATCATGTACAGGTCGGTGACCTCTCCTTGACCATCTAGGAGTTTTTTTCGCGTTCCTCTTCGCTATCCGCTGCTAGCTTTAGCACAAAGTTTGCGACAGACGATAGAACATCTGGGTCAACATTATTACGAAGCTTTGGCTTATCTCCGATATCGAACAAGGGCTCGCCTTTCTCATCGACGGCACCATAGATCACGGCATAAACCATGTAATCCGTGGTATCGTCTTTAGATCTAGCAAGCCACTTGGCCTTATCTGACAAAGACAAATTCTTGGCGAATATTGTGACGCCCCAATCTGGGACCTCCATTGATCGCACCTCCTGATTGCTAAAATGAGCAACCGCCGCGTCAATTAAGGAGCCCATTATGCAGTGCCAGGTGTTAGTGCGCCAATACCAGTAAGGTTAAAGCTAGCTTCTACTAGACCATCAGCTGCAGCACTCTTGCTTACAGATGCGACAATAGCCAATCCGTCCCACTTCACGTTGCCGCTTGTAACCCCGTAAGGATATAGCTCAACCTGAACTGTGCCGCCTTCTACGAAATCGTCTTGAGCCGCATCATCGTCACTCCAGATGCAATTCAAAGTAGTTGACCAGCTTTTGGTCGTCAGCTTCTGTGAAGTCCAAGCGTCACCCAAAACAGTATCGTCTGCTAGGTTTGCAGTGGTTTCCAAAGACCAATCTTTTACCTCAGCAACAGCTACGGGAGTACCCGATCCGTCTGTTGATGTGACAGCTTTTATACTGCCTGTATGTCCAGCATGTGTAGCCATTTCGAGCTCCTAAAATAAAAACTATTTTAACCTAAAAACACCAGTATTATAGCGTTGTTTCCGGGTCATTTTCACTAGTGTGATAGATAACATCCACAGCCATTCTCGCGAACGCCAGGGGTTGATCCCCTTCGCCAGTAAAATCCGCTTCAAACCTGGTTATCTGCAGGTCCTTGGCGTGACCGTCTAAAGTTAAGTCTGCGTACAAAGCATCCTCGATCTCTAACGATATCTGATCAAGCTGATCGTCGTAATTAGACGTTCCCTTGACATAAATCTCTACCACCACCGACAAGACTCTTTGCTGAAGTCTAGACGCGCCGATTGTCGCGTAATCAATCTGCTCACTCAGAGTGTAAACAGCAAGCCCGGGCAACTTAGCCTCAGCCAGGGGATAAACTCTTGATCTGTAGACTCTAGACCCTGTGGTAGCCAGGCCCGTTAGATCAGTTACTATCCTGTCTCTTATCGTCTTTCTTGCGTGAGCCATTATTGCTTCTCTAAGGCCAAGTCTGTCAGCCCTGTGCCGTCATTCATGACGACTCTTACAATGTAATTAACTCCGCTTATAACGACAGAGTCCCCCTCTGCAGCGTTAGCCACGTCAGACGTTTTAACCGCCAAACGAGGCTGCTCTACTGCAAACGCCACCTCACCGCCTGTATCTACTGCCTGGTATTCCTTGTCGAATATCCCGGTAATAGTAGATGCCGATCCACCAGACGGTGTGTATGTTACCGACTCACCAAAGTCAGCGAGCATAATCGCTCGTTCGACATCCGTTTCTACAGCCATTATTCAGCCTCTTTTTGCTCTACCGGCTCTACAGGCTTTACAGGTTTTACAGGTTCTACAGGTTCTACAGGCGTTTCTTCTTTCGCCTTTCTTTTAGTGGGCTTGTCACCTGACAAACCAACGCTACGATTTTGCGCCTTCTTAGGCTCTTGCTTAACCTCTGCAATGCGACCAATCGCTATAAGCTGATTGACCTCATAATCTTCCAATTCAACAATGTCTCCAACTTGGCGACCATTACCTTTAATTACACAGCCTTTGATTACTTCGTACTTCTTCATCTTAGCTCCAAGAGGATCGGGGCCCGATTGGGCCCCTTTCCATTTGCTTGTATTAAGCGTCACTATTAAGCGCCGTCGTTACCGTATGCAAAGCTTACAGCGTGACGGATTGCGATATCCATCATTGCCAATGCTACGATTCTTACACCGCCTGAAGTTGACAAGCTGTACGGATCGACCTTGATATCGACTCCACCAAAGAAGCCAACCAAGCAGTCACTGAAGTTACCGAAATACAGGTTACCAGCAGTAGCTTGATTAGATACGATGGAACGGTAGCCGTTGATCGTGCCGCCAGGTTCAGCAACAAACTGAGCAGTGTTAGCTGCTTTCGGAGTAGTCTTCAACGCGCCGTACATGCTTGCAGGCAAGATGTAAGCGAGGTTGCCAGAGAGAGCATTGTCTTCTGCTACAGCAGTTTCCAAAGTTACTACTTCTGGGAAGGTGGGGTTAGCAGCTGCGAAGTTAGCGACCTGGTTCACACCAGTAGTGTTCAAGATACCCGTGGGCTGACCTGATGAACCAGTGCCTTCCAATGCAGACAAATCAATCGCCAAAGCGATGGCTTGTGCAAGGTCGTCACGGATCAAGTTCTCAACGTCCATTGAGCTCTGAACCATTAATTGGCGTGTTGCATCCGTAAATGCGCCAAGTGTGCGTGGAACCATTTGGATGTTGCCAACGGTCATTTCTGACTCGGCAGCAGCAGCACCTTCAGTTCCAATCCAGCCAGCAGCAGCTGAGGTCAACTTCTTGGGAATGCGAACGTCGCCAGACAATCCATTGAGGACTCGAGCACCAGCACTCATTACTGAGCTAGCGTTTCGGAGTACGTCAATGAAGTCACCACCACGGTAGTCTTCACCAAACAAGTCAGCATCGTCAGCTGAGTTCATGTCACGCTTCCAGTTCCGCAGAACGTCAGTAGGTAACATGATGCCTTCGGCTTCACGGCCATACTGCTCTGATGCGGCTCGAGAGCACTCAAACTCAAATGCAGCTTCTTCTTGTGACCGACGATCATGCGGGTTAGCCAATGCACGTACAGCGCGCAGGATAGAGAATCGCTTCGCTTCCTTCTTGCTTAACCCAATGTCGTTAGACTCAAGAGCCTGAGTTGAACCGATTTTGTCTAAAAGCGCGCCTCGGAAGTCTTCAATAGAAGCTCCTGATGCGATTGCTTCGCGAGCTAAATCAGCTTTGTTGTGTCGAGCGCCGAGCTCAACGATTTGTGCAGCGTTCTTCTGAGCAGCCTGTCGGGCCTCCGCTGCAACTGCTTCAACGTCAATTTTAACGTCTTCCATAGTTATTACCTCTATTTTTCGAGTTTCAGTTGTGGCGGTCTCTTCTTCGCTGCTTTCCACTGTCACGCTTTCGGCAATCTCCGTTGAAACCTGTGCAGATCTTCCAATACCAATTTCACTCATGTCTGCCGGGATGCTAACAATACTAGCCTCTAACGGTTTCCACTTACGAGCGACATAAGTCTTGTCGTCCTTGCGTTCTAGACGTTCTATTTGGTATCCCACCGAGATATTCGATCTGATACCGTCTTTTACGTCCTCATATACCGATGAGGCAAGTTCACTTCGTCCAAAGCGAACCTTAGCCCGGAGTCGCCGGGTATCTTCATCAAGGTATACATCTTCTATGACCCCTACAACTTGCTTGGGGTCATGATCTAGCAAAAGGTTAGCCCTTCCGCTAGCCAGGAAGCTCAAATCAACGGCCTCCTTGCTATGCTCTAACACCTCATTACCAAAACTGCGCTCAACGGCAGTTTCTGACGAGATGGACATTTTCACTGTTCTCTTATCGTCATCAAGAGCTCTAGCGTCCAGAAAGTGACTGCGCTGCACAACTTCAGGATCATTGCTTCTTTCCTGGTCTTCGCTGGCTTCCTGCACCTCAGCCTCTTGTTCTGGCTGATCTGACTCGCTTTCAAGTTCATGCTTTGCGAACTCGATCACGTAAGTCTCTTCCGTCTCTTCGACGCTCACTACATGGCGTTCCATATGAGTATCCTCTATGGTGTTTTCCGATTTGTATGATTCTAATTCATAATCAGCATTATTCAAGTCAATGTTTTCGCTTCTATCTTTGTCCATGCTGGACACAATCGACTTTGACCAGGTAAAGCCTCCACTACCGCCCCATAAATCCCAAGCAATCCTAAAAGCAGTAGGACCTCCATCTGATTCTTTTGCGGCATAATGCTTCGCCTTGTTATTGCTGTGACGTGAGAAAAATGAATACATTCTCTTCACTGTTGTGTCAGATAGCTCTTTGCCGTTCATTATGTCGCGAGCTCGAGCAACACCAACGGCAGTGCCGCCTCTCTTGTACTCTCTTCGCCACTCAAGAGCTCGCTTGGCAGCTGTCTTCATGCCTTGTGTTGGCTTATAGCTACTCATCGTCTTCTATAACTTCTACAGCTGCTTTCTTTGCCACGCCAAACGGCTCTAGCGCGTACTTAATACCAAATTGTTCCGCAAGCTGCCGGTCCCTGGCGATCTGAGCCAATAACTCTTCCGTATCCATGCCGTACTGCGCTGCGACGTGAGAAAGGCTCATAACGCCATTCTGAACGCCGGCAATAGCTGCATTCATCTCCTTTAACGGGTCAACCCAGCTAAAACCTCTGCCCTTGAAATCGACAGTGTCAGCAAAGCGATCATACTGCTTGACGGGTATGTTAAATGTCTCCATCTCCATAGCACTCGCCAACCATGCTCTATATACAGGCTCTACGAAGTTAGATATAAAGAACGCGGTCATATTCTTGTACTGATCACGCTCCTCTAATGCTCCTTGACGTATGCTGCTATAGCTTGTGCCTTCTAGGTCGTTACTAAGTGCAGCGTATGACACGCCTAAAGCACTAGCTACGCCGCGTAAGATAGCTTTGTGAAAGCTGCCAAACTCATTATTAGGATACTGAGGGTCAAAACTTTGAAGCTGAACGCCCTGCGGTAAGCTGGCAAACGTGCCAGGTTCGGCCGACATTATCGGGACATTACCGTCATAATCATCCGCTATAAACCCATCGCCGCCTGGTGACGTAAAGAAGCCCATTTTAGACGCGCCAACTCTCGCAGCAACAATTGCAGCCTCCGTAAAAGCACCTAATTGCTTAATAGCAGAAATAGCCGGCGTCATCCAGGGCTCGCCTCTGCTTTGTCCGGGCCTTAGCTTCTTATAAATATGCACAACTCTGTCAGCATCAACTCTGATGTGCTTAGGCGACTTAATCTGAGTAGAGTAATCCCAATCACCTGGGTGGTAGGTCAGCATATGGTATGCAACTGGCTTTTTATACTTATTAACCTCTACACCCATTCGTATTTCGTTGCCGTTGTCTAACCTTTCGTTCTTTTGCTCATCGACCATGTCAGCTTCGATGATCTGCAACGAGAATGAGTCCGTAAAATCTTTATTCCGGTGCATAATTACAAAAGCTTCGCCATCTTTGGCTACTAGCTCGATAATTAGCTTCTGCACGTCGATCCAGCTCATTTTGCCGTCTACAGTGCAGTTTCCGTATCGACCCCAGTTCTTAAACGCGGTTTCTACTGCCTGATTACCGCTTAGGTCTAAATTACCAACCGAATCGACGGCTTTTGCCTGCAAACTAACGCCTTTTTCGCCCACTACATTAGTCTTTAATAGGTCAAAATAACGCCTTGCGTAGTGGTTATTGATCGATAAATCCCTGGACCTAGCGCGCAATTTGACCAGTGCGGAGCGTAATTCAGTGTCTGCAGAGGCTTCAGATGCGTTAAAATCAGCGAA